CAACGCAGATATAAAGAATTTTACAGAAGGTTTAATTGGAAGCTTGAACAGGGTAACAACTGGTCTTGCTTTCAAGCAGTCTGCTGAAATAATTAAAGCAAACGAAAGAATGAAAGAGTCTCAAGAAAGACTCGCTCGTAGGCAAGAAACACATCAAGGAAAGGTCGAAGCACAACAAGAAAAATTCGATAAGTCTCGTGAGAAGATTATGCAAAAACACGCAAATAATCAAACTCAACGAGACATAGAATTATACAAACTAGACAATAGAAGAAATGATGCAACTAAAGAATTGGTTGACGATTTTGATAAGTTTAAAAAATCATTAAGTGAAGGTAACGACTTAGAGAAAGACCACATCGAAAACCTTAAATCTCAAGGTAGTATGAATACTGGTATAGACGGAATGTCTTCTGGCATTGATGATATGGTTAAAGGTATTGAAGGTTTGACATTTGGTTTGATAGACTTAAGTGGTAAGTCTAGTAAACTAACTAATTTCTTTAAAGGGATTGTTAGTTTAGGTGTTGGTTTAATAAGTTTCTTAGGAAGTCTAGGTGAGACTGTTGTACTATTAACAGACCACTTAAAAGTCTTTGATAGAAAAATAAAAATTACTAGAACAGGGGGAGCGCCAGGTACAGTACCTAGTGGTATCGCTGGCATGGGTGAAGATTTTGTTGGCCCTGTTAAAGATGTTAGTTCTGCATATGCAGCTACATCATCAGAAGATATTATTGAATCATCGGTTGTTGATTTTGCAACCCCATTAGGTAAGAAAGCAGGCAGTTTCTTTAAAGGCATCAAAGATGGAATCGGTGGTGTCCTTGATACAGTAAGTCCACAAAACATCAAAAAGCAATTTGATGTTGCAACCAAGACATTTGCTAAAGGAGCAAACATTGTTGCAAATGTAACACCTACTGAAAGTGTAGAACGAAGACCTCTCCAAGAAACATTGCCGGGCATGGAGAAATCACCCCAAGATAAATCAGCTGAGTTCCTATCTACATACAAAAGTGATTCTGTTCCAATAGAAGCAGCTGGTGCAATATCTGATATGTTAAATGGAATTAAAAATTCTCTTAGAAGTTCATTTTCGTTTGGTGATACAGACAAACAAGCAGAAGCTGGTGAGATGATGGAAGAAAATTTCTCACAGATGAAAGGTCATGCTGAAAACTTTAGAGGCTTAGTGTTTGGTGAAGGTTCTATGTTTGGTAAAATTACTGGTGGATTTGGAGATGCATTAAATTTCTATGGTGAGAGTGTTAATAAGGTAGGCAATACGGTTATTGGATTTGGAAAATCAGTTGGCCAGTTCTTCAGTAGTGGAGAAAATATGAAAGCTGGGGTGATGTCTTTCTTAGCATCTTCATGGTCATTTGTTAAATCTGCATTAAAGTTTGTTCCTGCTGTATTAGGATTCGTTGTTGCAACCACTATGTTTGTGGGTTCAATGATTGTAGCAGCCTTACCATTCATTGCAATGGGATTATTAATTGCAGTTGGAGTTGCTTTACTCGTTGGAGCTGTAGTTGCAGTATTTAATAAGTTCCCTATCATAGGTGAGACTTTATCTACAGTATTTGGTTTTGTATTTGATACCATTAGTGGTATAGTCAATGTTATTATGGATGTCTTCAGCAATATATGGGGAGCCATAACAAACATCTTCGGTGGATTCATCGATATGTTTAGCGCTGCATTCAGTGGTGATTTTGGTGGTATTTTTGATGGTCTAATGAAGATAATAGGTGGAGTCTTTGATTTATTCTTAGCACCATTTAGAGCAATCTTCGATGGTATAGCAGGATTTGTTAATTCACTATTACCCGATTGGGCAAAAGGTATAATGGCTGATACTGGTTCTGCAGAAGAGAGTGGTCTCTACGATAAAAATAGAGTAGGTAAATCTACTGTAGATGCATCTATGATATCTGGCGCTCCAACTAAAGACTTAATGGCCATTGTTTCACACAATGATTTAACTGAAGAAGACATGGCACTAGTTAAGGCAGAACTTGATTCAAGGAATCTAGGTCTTGAAGGTACTCCTATGACTGGTGATGAGTTAAAGCAACAAAGAGAAGCAACCAAAGCTGCAATGAACGGTGGTGGTCAAGGAAGTAATACCACTGGAGTTGGTATAAGCAATTCTACTAACAATGTGACTCATAATGCAATCTCATCTTCACCCAACCCTAGACCAACTGACCCTACAATCGGAAGAACTTCCCAACTACTGTTAGATTAGAGGGCCCTTAAGCATTTCTGCTTTAGTCATTGCCTTTCTGTTATATTTTGTTTTATCTTTTTGGACTTGAGTAAGTCCATGTGAAGGTGTAACCTTTCTAACTTTTACTTCAGTTTTTTTACCAAAGATATTATCCCAGTTGTCTGAGTATAACTTCTCGTTAGAGTTTCTACGTTTAGAACCTTTGCCACCGTGCCATTGATTTGCCATCTTATCAACCTAACGGCCCTCTGAATCCACGTCTACCCATTGATGCTCTTTTTGCATCTAACTTCTTACGTCTCTTTAAGTCTTGATTTCTTTGGTTCTTAATTGTATTAGGTTTGATGTGATACTTTCTATCACGACATTCTTGAACTATACCTGCTTTCTCACAATCCTTTTTAAATCTGCGAAGTAGTTGGTCGAACCCTTCTACGTTCCGATTCTTTGGATTTATTTTTGGTGTTACACTAGGCATAATTTTTCTCTAATAGATGTGAAGTCACCCCACGCCTTACAGCAACCCGTTCTTCACCGACCAATCCGCTATATGCTATTGACCTTTCCCTTACTGAGTACCCCCAATCATTTTCCACGGTCTCAGTGATGCAGTCGTCTTATTTTCAAGGACACATTTTGAATAAACACGACTGCCCCATTGTAAGAAATCTAACTACTAACTATCAGCAGCAAGTTTCTTAAAGTAGTCCATCGCATCGTCTTCTTCCACTTGGGGTGCTGACTCTGCTGATGCAACTACAGGTTCTTCTGCAACTGGAGACGTGTTAACATCTGACCATGGAAGTTCTTCCATATCATCTGCAACTGACTCAGCTGTAGAGTTAGTTACCGCACCTGTTAATCCGAGAACTCTATCGAGTTTCTCTTTTAACTCTTCGTAAGATTTAAACTCACTAGGTGCAATAATTCCACTTAAGCTATGTAGGTTGTTTACCACATCTACAAGCTTTTGCTCATCATCAAATAAAGGTGCAACTGAATCAAATTCAGATTTGTCATAATTCCAGTAACCATCAACCTTACGGATTTTGATTTTGAAATTAGCACCTTCGTCTCTGAGGTCAAAAGGATTGATTGCTTTCTCATCTTCAAATGCTGGTGAGATTGCTTCCTTGAGTGCTTCAAAGATTTTTTTACCATATCTATATTTGAATACTTGACCTTCGTTAGCAGGATTTTTAGGGTCTGATATAACAAGGATGTTAGACACATAATGTAAACGTCTTTTCTGTTTACGTGCTTGGTCTTTGTTTGCCTCAACACCTGTATTCCATAACTGGGTATTGTATTCAGAGACAGGGTCTTGTTTATTAAGAGTCGTTAAAGACTTCTCAATATACCATCCACCTGGCCCTTGGAAACCGTGGTCGAAGTATGATACCCATGGCATCTCTTCACCCTCGGGGGTTGGTAAGAAACGAACTACAGCGTAACCGTTACCACTCTTATCGAGTTCGGGTTTCCACATAGTATCGTCATTAAAGGATTTTTTTTCTCCGCCTGTTGGGGAAGCTGATTCCATTGCAGCTCTTAGTTTATCTAAACTACTTGACATTGTATTCTCCTATTTTATTACAATTATATCGCATTTTATTACAATTTTATATTTCGGACTTCAGGCCTTGACCTAAAATCCATTCTTCACTTATTTCATAATAAGGTAGTTCATTATATCGTATTGCACCTTCTTTGTCTAGAGGGTTTTTGAAATATACTGAACAATCATTGAACTCCTTTAAGAGTGCAATGAACTGACTCCTTTGTGCGTTAAGCACTTTAGAGTCTGCATTGTATTTATGTGTATAGTTCTCACTACCAGCATAAATATTTCCAGCACTGTCACCTTCCAATGCATCAAAACCAACCATATTAATAGTTGTGTAATTGTGTAACATCGCATAACCTAATGCAGACATCCCTGTAAACAGGTTTCTCAACAGTGGGTCATTATAAGTGACAATTAATTCGGGTCGTATTAGACCCAAAAAATCTGTAGTTTCTCCATCACCTTGTATGATGAAGTGTGTATCGTCGGGTTTAGTTGTAACGATTACTTCGTGTGAATATTCAAAGCCCGGCTTCATCAATTCCAACATTTCAATCGGTAATGGGTCAATGTCTGCAAATGCAACTAGATTACCTCTGTAGTAATCTGATTCGACTATCTCTGCTTGCATGACAATGTCTACTGCAAACACTATATCACATGCACTAGTGTCTCTATAGATTGCATTACAACCCCACACTTCGTGGTTGCAACCTAAGATATCAAACCCCTCTCTCGAGGGCCCGTTTCCTAATATAGTTACTTCTGACATAATTCTAACAATTTGTTCTTGTATTTTTGATGGTCATATGTTATAAATGCCTTATACTTGTTTATCTTAATGTGTAAGTCGGGATATACTACTCGTTCTGATATGAGTGTTTCCCAATCCTTCGTGAAACCAATTATCTCATCCATGATGCAAATGGTTTCTAAACTTACATCCTTACTCATGTAAGCTTTAAGCAATCTAGGGTGTTGACCATCGACTACTTTAAGTTGTGTTTGTATTTTGAACTTTCGTATCAAATCACTAACCTCTGTTTCGAACATGTAACCAAGCTTCTGATTTCTCTTCTTCCATTCTCTGTATCTCTTATCACACTCTTTGTCTAGAAGGTCACCCGCCCAGAAATCTTTGTATGATAGATTTGCAATGTAGAAATCTTGTAATTCTTGTTTGTATGTTCGGTACAGTTTACCAAAATGGTATTTATCTTTACGTTTAAGAAATGACTTGATGTCTGACTTCACTTTTCCGTTATACTTAACGAAGTCATAATCCTTGGAATGAAAATGTAACTTTATCCCAAGGTATAACGTGTATGCATCATAGCCTTCTCTAGAAGTCATTAAGTAATAATCTTCTTCTCTGCTGGGACTTCAACTCTTGGAGCTTCTTTTTGTCCTGTTGCAATAAGATATGCATTTTGAACGCCTTCATTAGATTCGGTTGCAAAAACATAATTATTAAATGTGATGACTGTTGGATTTTCGTCTCCAGTTACAGCCACACCTCTAGCAAAACCCATTCCACCTTCGGGATTGGATACTATCATTTTTGGTTGAGTTAATGTAATGGTTGTATCTAACTGATTGTCAAATGTTCCAACATACTCTCCACTAATTGCCACTACCGTGACGATATCACCTTTTTTCATAATTACCTACTTGTTAAAGAAACCTGTGATGGTTCCTTGTGCTGATGAACCCCTGTTTATCATTTTCAAACCAGTTGCTTCCGCTTCTAGCTTTTCTTTGAGAGGTTGGGATATTAACCTCTTTGCTGATTCGGGTTCTACTTTGTTATCATCACAAACTTTTATGATTGCTCCCATAACATCCGTTTTACCACCTATCAATAATCTTTCAACTTGTTCTGTAAATTCTTTTTTACTAATCACGTTTATACTCCATGTAAGTTCGAATATTGTTCTCTTAACTTAAATAACTCATCTACATAATCACAAGGGTCTGCAGAAAATATTTGAAAGTTACCATTTTCAAGACTTACTATTGCAGTAATTTCTTCTATGGGTGTTCCTGTTAGTTCTTCTACCATGATTGCATATGCAGTCATTTGTAGGAACCAAGGTTTTGCCATATACTCTTCTTTAAAGGAAGAAGAGGTCTTAAAATCTATTATAGATAAAGCATCTTCGAATACTCCAATGCAATCTACACGTCCAGCCATTTGCAACTTGTTACTTAACATAGGTGCCTCTAAACAGATTGGTACTATTTCATCTAGTACTGGCTGAACTCCTCTGAATCTGTTTTCTTCTATAAGGTCTTGAAAGACTACTTCTTTTTCTTGTCTCAAGTAATCCTCTACGACTTGGTGGAATGATGTACCACGTTTGGCTGCACCAGTTGAGATTCGATTTGCTTCTTCTTCACCAACTCGTTCTCTCCACAATTTGATATGTTCTCTATTGAGTAAACCAACAACCGTTGTTACACTTGGGTAATGAAATGATTCAGTACCATCCGTATAAAATCTTTTACCGTCTTTTTGAACGGTCTTTAAGTCTAGGTGTTCTAATTCCCATAGTTCTAATAATTCACTCATAGTTTATTATACTCTTATTTACCTTGTAGGTCAAGATGCTTCTTGACAATCTCTCGCGTCTTCACTTCTTTAGTATCCTTCCTGTGATATCTTTCACCCATAGGTGAATCGATATTAGTAGAAGCAATCTTCTGAAGCACGTCACTGAATCCACCATCAACTTTAACTCTGTCACCATGACCACCTACGGTCATAGGAGCTGCAAGAATCTGTTGTTTGAGGTGTGGGTTATCTGCTTTGAATTGGTCAAGTTTTGTATAAGACATATTATGCTCTTCTACTTCACCAGTTTCATTATTTAAAAAATCATATAGAGGCATTCATAAACTCGGGTGTCGGTCTTGCAGTCCATACTGCAAAATCTTTTTTATATTTGTTATAGTATTTATGGTAACCATCTATACTCGAAACCATTTTGACATCATCTGGCATACACTGAGGTGGTTCTCTCCATGCACAAAGGTCAATATTGTTTGGTAACTGGTTTAGTAAATCTAGTAGTTTTGTCTCTGTTAAATGGGCCCTGGCATAACGATAGGTGTATTCCTTACATAAAGCTGCAAATAGGTCATATACGAATTGATAGTGAACTGCGTTCTCACGAACCCATATATTAGATGGGTGATTGACATGTGAAGCCTTGTATAAGTTGTCCATTTCACCTTCAAGTCTCCATCTTTGAATTCTACGTCCACTAGAATCGTCGATATAATGTTTACCATCTAACATTCTATGTGCAGTTGATAAGAGCTGAGCATATTCTATAATCATTTTACATACATGTTTGTCACAATGTAGTTCTGCAGCGATTTCGGGTTCTTCATGCAAGTAAAATATGTTCATTCTTTAATCTCTCTTAACCAATCTCTATAAGGGACTGGATTTTTTGTTGTTGACAAATACTTTGTGTATTCCTCTTTGTTTTCTTTTGATTCTGTCATAGTGTCAACCCAACCAGTGGATGAGTCTTGCCATCTTTTAGAATTTTCTGTCATTTATAAAATTTATGATTATTAATAATTACTGTTTCGTTTAATGAGTCTGCCCAATAAGGGTTAACTTGGTCATTATGGTAATGTGTGGCACCTTCTGTGATGTCACCGTACTTTTCCCATATAACTTGTCTTGCAGTGTCAAGAGATAACTCCCAAGTTGCACTATCTTCGGGTACATCTGACTTTCCATCACAAAACCACGAAAATTGACACTTGTTTCTAACTGGTACATACGTACCGTTCCAATTTGTCTTCCATTGGGCCTGATAAACCACTCCACAAATGTCATCGGGGTAGTCAAGACTCGAAACACGATTTTGAACAACCTGTGCCACCGCTATTTTTCCTGCAAGAGGCTGATTTCCCGCCTCGAAGTAAATATTTTTTGCCATGCAATAGATATCACCGTTTGGGTCGGATGCAAAAGCCTTCTGAACGAAAATAACGCCAATAAGGGTCATAGTCATCAAGGCCATATGCATAGGGATGAACCATTTAGATTCAGAATTTGGTATTTTCATGATTTATACTCCATCCATGCATTCACAATGGCAAAAGATTGCTCTTTGTTGAACCCATAGTTTATTCTCAACCATTCGGGAGCTCCAAACATGTTGATTTCGCCACTTTCTTGCAATTCATCTAATTCGGGAAACCACTCAGCTGGTTCAAAAGGCAAATCGGCCCTACTTAACTGATTTTGGTTTAAATGATAATTACTCATAATTGTTCTATCTCCTTCAGAGTGCTTTTTACGTCTGCATCTGATAAATAACCTATAACATCATTTGTTATATGTGTATTATAACACAAATCTCCTTCTTTGAGAACTGCCATTTCCCATAAACCGTCTTTACCGCCATATGAGAAGTCGTGTCTGATTACACTTGCACCATAACCGTTAGGAAATTCGTGTACAACCTGTACACCATTGGCATATTCTTTAGTTTCTATAATCATCATCATCTTCCATAAGAATCTTAGCAACTGCTAAGCACATTACACACATAAACCCCACAACTAATGTTAAACCAATATCCATATTAGTAACCACTCGTTGTATGGGCATATTCATCTTCACAACCCTCTTCTCCACAGACACATATGTTCTCATCGAAATCCAATTCACCTTGATTAGGGTTCATGTCGTTTGCATTAGTTGTACCATACTCAGCAAGGTTCATAACCTCGTCAGCTGATAATTTACCGCCTGTGCAGTGTGCAATTAGTTTTGCATTTTCGTAATCTAAACTCATTTTAATCTCCTATGAATTTGCATTGTATTCGGCTTTGATACCACCATCTACAATCATTTGCGCGAGTTCCGTAGCATTGTAGGATTTTCCACCTACGTGCCATGAACACTCGTTAAGAGGGACATGTCCGTCCTTCCAGTTATAAATTGTGACTGTCTCATAGTCATAGTCATACTCTTCCATACCTTCGTCTTCGAAGTACTTCACAGTTAGACACCATTCACAATTAACTTTTGCATATGGGTCTGCATCCATGTAAGTCGGTTTTCCTAAAAGACCTACAAGGGTGTCATAGGTGGTTGTTAAGTATCCTTTGAGAGAGGTGCCACCAACACCTACATCATCTACTTCATATTCTTTAATTATCATATTGAATTTACCTCACTTATTAATTCTGTTACATCACCCTGCCATGTAGCATGGTCGGGTGTATCGAAAGGACTATCAACCACTTCGATTGAAGTGATGTAGTCGAATGACCCACTCAGGCCATTGTACCTGTTGACATGTTTCATGACCAATGCAGCTGCACTAGCCTCAGTCAAACTAGGTGAATGGTAGTAAGAGTGTTCACCCTCACCATATGCGTTCTCCTCGTACACGAGGGTCTCCACATCGAAACCGATGACATAATCAGAACCCCCCTTGAACTTGTGAAAGTTAGTGCCGTACTCTTCGACATTTTGGGTGGTGATTACATATTGGTTTCTCATAATTTGTTCCTTGTTATTTTTCATTATATACATAGTATATCAAAAAGCCAGGGCCATTGTCAAGGCATTCTTAATTAAAAATAGTAGACCTACTGCATTAAGTAATATCAATGCCCTATCGTTCCATAAGAATGATACCCATAACCAAAGTGCAATTCCAACCATGGAAAGACCTAAGTCATAATGTGCCATGCCATCGATACCTCTTAGAGACATCGCTGCAAGAACGAATACACATGCCAACCACTTAACATACCAATCCGTGGTATGTTTTGGGGTTACACTTTTTTTTGAATATTTCATATTAGATAATCCGGCCCGTATTTTCTCATGCCAGTGATTTGATATCCACCTTCCATGAAGAGGTTTCCTCTAGGAGCGTTAAGAGCAGGAGTTGCCCATCCAGCAGACATTAGAATATCACCACATTTGAAAGTGATTCCACTTGATTTAGTCCACTCTGCTTTATTAATGAAACCCCAAACTGAACGTTGACTTCCACTATTAGTGATAATCTTAATATACTTCCTAGACACTTTATACTCGTAAGAGTAATCCGTTAGTGTTGGATACTGTTTTAAGTGTTCGATTAATAAATCGTCACACAGTTTATCACAAAGTTGTAAGAGTTCTTGCTCTTGGTTAACCTCGTTTACTAGTTCTGAAAGTTTCATATTGTCTCCTTGATTTTTCATTATATACATAGTATACCAAAAAGCTTAGGCTGCTGTCAAGGCCTCTTTTGCAATTAGAAATTCTTGCACGGCTGTCTGTTCAGTTTTAGTTAAGTCGGATATTCCATTGAACCTAGAATAGGTTAATCCTATTGTGGTCATCTTGTTTCCAGCAGTGACCGCTGCATTCCATAGTCTTAGAGAATCTTCATCATTCCCAGCGTGTAGTTCTCCCATTTCACATGCCGTGATAATTTCACGTCCAAGTTTTACAATCTTCATTTGAGATTCGGGTGATGTGTAAATACTGTTTTCCATTATAAACTCCTTTGTTTATTTCTTTATTGGAG